AACACGTTTGATGTGTTTGCAGGTGATACCGTTTTCGGGTACGTTTCTGCACACCTTGGCAACCATTTCACGGGCATTGAGTTGCGCAAGGAACAGGCAGAGTTCAACCAAGCCGCTTGCGCCGGGTTGGATGCGCAGTACATTTGCGATGACGGGCGCAATGTGCTTGACCATATCGGCGCAGAAACGCAAGACCTTTTCTTCTCCTGCCCGCCATATTTTGACCTTGAGAAGTATTCCGACCTGCCAAACGATGCAAGCAACCAAAGCAGTTACGCAGAGTTCTACGAAATCATTGACACAGCCTTTGCAAACGCAATCAAGTGCTTGAAGCCGAACCGCTTTGCCGTGGTTGTGTGTGGTGATGTGCGGGACAAAAAGACGGGCGCATACTACGGTTTCCCCGATGACATAAAGCAGACCTTCAAGCGCAATGGCATGATGCTATACAACGAACTTGTGTTGGTGGACAACGTTGGCACAGCCCGGTTACGTGCGGGCAAGTATATGCAACACCGCAAAGTTGTTAAGGTGCATCAAAATGTGCTTGTTTTCTACAACGGGGATGCAAAGCAGATCAAGGACGAGTTCCCGGAAATTGAGGTGGCAACAGATGACGGCGCAGATCTGGAATTTTAATGAGTGGATAACCGACACAGACCCGAAAAGCCTATATGTGCGGTTTGACTCTATGCTCCACAACGCCGGGTTCCATGTGTTGCGGTGCGTGGAACATCATTTTGACCCGTTCGGTTATACGTGTCTTTTCCTTCTTGGCGAAAGCCATTTTGCAATCCATACCTTCCCCGAAGAGAACAAGACATATATTGAATTGTCAAGTTGCAACAAGGCGTATTTTGACCGCTTTGTTGCGCTGTTGCATGGGGGGCGGTGACGATTGGCAGAAAAGGCAAATATGAAGAGTGGTTGACCGAAGACGGCTTGACCCGGTTGACGGGTTGGGCAAGGGACGGGCTAACGGAGCCGCAGATATGTCAAAACATGGGGATTGGTATATCCACGCTGACAGAGTGGAAGACCAAGTTCCCGGCAATTGCGGCATCCATAAAAAAAGGGCGTGAACCCGTTGACATACAGGTTGAAAACGCCCTGTTGCGGCGGGCGTTGGGGTATGATTACGAAGAAACCATAACAGAGGTGGAAGACCTTGGCGGCGGCAGGACAAAAAAGCACGTGCGCAAGGTAACGAAGCACGTACCCGCAGACACAACGGCGCAAATCTTTTGGCTGAAGAACCGCAAGCCGAAGCAATGGCGGGAAAAGATGGAAGCGGAGGTCAATGTTGATGTGGAAGACCTTTCCCCGCTTGTGGAGTTGTTGAAAGATGAGTAAAACAGCAACAATTCCTTGGGGGCAGTTTTCCCCAAAGCATAAAGCATACATCAAAGCCGCATTGCACAACCGGATGTGCGTTGCTGAAGGGGCTATCCGTTCCGGGAAAACAATAGATCATTGCATAATTGCGGCGGCGTATCTTGAGCAAACGCCGGACAAGTATCACCTTGCAAGCGGGTCAACAATCGGAAATGCCAAGTTAAACATTGGCGTTTGCAATGGCTTCGGGCTTGAGAACCTGTTCCGGGGGCGTTGCCGTTGGGGCAAGTACCGGGACAACGAAGCCTTGTACATACAGACGCAGACCGGGGAAAAGATTGTTATATTCGTTGGCGGCGCAAAAGCCGATGCGTACAAGCGCATATTGGGCAATTCATATGGGTTGTGGATTGCAACGGAAATTAACGAGCATTTTGACAGCACGGACAGCCGTATTTCCTTCGTCAAGGTGGCAAGCGGGCGGCAGATTGCCGCACAGCACCCGTTCACCCTTTGGGATTTGAACCCTTGCAACCCAAAGGCACGAATATACGAAGATTATATTGACAAGTACCGGGCGCAAGGGCTTGCGGGCGGGTATCTGTATCAACACTTTACAATCAAGGACAACGCAACCATAACGCCGGAACGGATTGCGGAGATCGAAAGCAGGTATGACCCGAACACAGTTTGGTACAGGCGGGACATACTTGGTGAACGTGCTGTTGCAGAAGGGTTGATATACCAATTGTTCGCAGATCAACCCGAACGCTTTGTGGTTGATGACCTGCCACGGGTGCAACGGGCAACAATCGGGGTTGACTTCGGCGGCGGCACAAGTGCGCACGCCTTTTGTTGCTTGGGTCATGCCGGGAACAGCATTGTTGTGCTTGACGAATACCGGGAGCAGGAAGCCTTGAACCCCACAAAGTTACAACAGGACTTTGTTGATTTCGTCCGGCGTTGTCAATTGCGTTGGTTGGTCACAGATGTTTGGTGCGATTCAGCCGAACAAACGTTGATAAACGGGTTGAGGACAGCGGCGGCACAATGCCGCTTGCCCGTCAACGTAGGCAATGCGCTGAAAAAACCGATAAATGACCGAATCCGGGCGTTGTGCATCCTTATGGGTGCGGGGCGGTTCAAGATACACAGCGGGTGCAAATGGACAATTGACGCATTGAAAAGTGCCATTTGGGACAGCAAACAGGTTACAGAGGATGTGCGGCTTGATAACGGCACAACCAACATTGACAGCCTTGATGCGCTTGAATATGCGTATGAACGGGACATTCCAGTATTGATTGAGGGGTGGGGCAGATGATTTCCGCATTGTGGTTGATACCTGCTTTCTTTGCCGGGGTGTGCCTTGGTGTTTTCTTTATTGGGCTGTGTGCGGCAAGCCGAAACGGGCAAGGCGGTGACGGTGGATAAATGCAATGGTTGGATAACTTGAAAAGAAGGTGGAAAAGCGGGATGCAAAAAGCGGTTGCAGGTACGGGGCTTGCAAGGGAGTACAAAAGCGTGTTTGACCTTGCGGGCGTGCCGTCTTTTCAACAGTTTTACGATTTCGGAATATTCATTTGGAAATGGCTTTGGAAGGGCTTTTACAAAGCTTGGCACGTTATTCCCGCCCCGACCATTAAAGACCCAAACGCACGCCGGGAAGTGTACCGGATGAACGTGGCAAAAGCCATTTGCGCCGAAATGGCTTCCCTTGTGTGGGGTGAGGAATGCACGGTCAACGTGAGCATTGACGGGCGGGAAAGTGACGATGACAACCCCGACCCGCTGAACGCCTTTGTACAAGGCGTGCTTGTGTGCAACGCTTTCCGGGAAAAGATGCAGGAAAGCATTGAAGAAGCACTTGCGTTGGGCGGCAACGCCTTGAAGGTTTGGGCAGAGTCAAAGCACGATGAAAATGGCAATGAGTTACCCGAAACCCGTAAAATCATGATCGGCTATTGCATGGCAGATCAATTTGTCCCGCTTGCGTGGGACAATGCACGTGTTACGGAAGGGGTGTTCGTGTCACGTATTGCAAAGAATGGTTACTATTACACCCGCCTTGAATGGCACAGGTGGAACGGGCTTACCTACGTGATAACGAACGAGTTGTACCGCTCCGAAATGCAGAAAGGCACAACGCCGGGTGAATCGCAAGACATTCTTGGTGTGCGCTATCCCCTTGCGGAAATTTATCCGTACCTTGACGAAGTAACCGAAGTGCCTGTTGAAGAAAGCCTTTTCAGCTATTGGCGCACACCTATTGCCAACAACCTTGATGATAACAGCCCGCTTGGAATGAGCATATACGGCAACGCCTTGGAAACGTTGCACGCCTTGGACATTTGCTATGACAGCTTCGTCCGGGAGTTCCGGCTTGGCAAAAAGCGCATTATTGTTCCCGCCCGTGCTGTGCGCTCCGTGGTTGACCCGCAGACGGGTGCGCTTGTGCGGTACTTTGACGCAACGGACGAAACATATGAAGCACTTGCAAGTGACACGCCGGATGACCTTAAAATACAGGACAACAGCGTTGAATTGCGGGTGGAAGAACATGTTGCGGCAATCAATGCGTTCCTGTCAATCCTGTGCTTGCAGACGGGTTTTTCGGCGGGTACGTTTACCTTCGATCAACACACGGGCTTGAAGACCGCAACAGAGGTTGTTTCCGAAAACTCAAAGACTTACAAGACAATCAAGACCGTGCAGAACCAACTCCGTCCGGCAATCGAACACCTTGTGCGCAACATTGTTGATGTTGCCATACTGTACGGCATGACGGACGAAAACGGGCAGACCGTGGAAAGCCTTGCCGCACCGGGGTACAACGTGCAAATAACGTTTGATGACGGTATCACGCAAGACAGGCAAACCAATATCAACGAAGGGGTCATGCTTGTTGGTGCGGGTATTTTGAGCAAATACACCTTCTTGACAGACCCAAAATATGGACAGGGGTTAACCCCGGAGCAAGCGGAAGAGGAACTTGCACGGGTCAAGCAAGAAGGTGCGGCGGGCAACGTTGACCCGCTTGCAATCTTCGGGACGGCAGAATAGGGGGTAAACAATGCGCCCCGCATTTATTGACGCAATGTCATGGGAAATGGCAGAGGTTTACGGGGCTGTCACAGATCAAATCTTGATAAACCTTGCGCATTATTTCCCATATTATGACGCACGCAATTTCCCCCGCTCGTCAATCACGTATCAAGCGGATATGCTTGCGCAGATGGGTCAAGTAAACAAGGAAACAATGGCAATCATCCGGCGCAACCTTGTTGGCGTGGACAAGTATTTGAACGCCGCTTTGGAACAGGTCATAATTGACAGCGTGGAAGAGGTCAACCCGGAGTTGTGGAAGGCTGTCAAAAAGGGCATTTTCATGCCGCCACAAACCCCGGTTGTATCCCCCAACCAATACCGGGCGTTCAATCTGTACTATACGCAAGCGGCAAACAAATTGAACCTTGTTAACACGGTCATGCTTGAGAGTACACAAGCGGCATACCGGGCAACGGTTGCAGATATTGCCGCACGTGTACAGGCAACGCAAACCGCCCTTGACATTGGTGCGGGTGAGGTTGTCACGGGTGTTTCGTCATGGAACACGGCAACGGCGCACGCAATCAAGCGTTTGCAACAGAACGGAATCACGGGTTTCATTGACCACGGGGGACACAGATGGAGTGCGGAAGCTTATGTTGCAATGGATATCCGCACAACCATGTTCAACACGGGGCGGGCGGCTGTTTGGGAAACCAATCAAAACTTCGGCAATGACCTGTACCAAGTGAGTTATCACAACGGCGCACGCCCGCTGTGCTATCCGTGGCAAAGCAAGGTCATATCAAGCACGGACAATGCCCGTGTTGTTGCTGACCTTGACGGGTATGAAGTGCAGGTGTACGCACAGAGCGCAACAAGCTACGGAGAACCCGCCGGGTTGTTTGGTATCAATTGCAAGCACTACCCTACCCCGTTCATCCCCGGCGTTTCCCTTGTCCGTGAGGGCGGCCAGAGCGAAGAGGAAAACGCAAAGACCTACGCAGAAAGCCAACAGCAACGGGGGCTTGAACGCAAAATCCGTGAGGAAAAGCGGGACTTGTTGATGCTGAAGGCGCAAGGTGCGCCGGATGATTTGATAAAGGCACAGCGGGCAAAGATACGGCAAACCGATGATGACATTGACGCTTTTTGTGACGCAACCGGACGTGCAAGGCGGCAAAACCGGGAAGCCGTTTACACAAAGCGGGAGTTCCCTTCCGCAAAAACCTATGATGTTGCCTTGTTTGAGCAACAGCAAAAGGAAATGATTGAAGGGTTCTATTCCGGTGGCGGCGCACAGCAGAGTTATACATTCGGGCAGATGAAACCGAACATTACAGAAGTGCGCACGGACATTGAACAATTTAAGGGTGCGGCAATTGGCGCACAAAACAAAGTTGAGTTTTGGATGAATTTCACAGAAGAACAACAAGCGGCGTTTAAGGCTTCCGGGTTGTCAATTGATGATCTTTTCAATATGGTGAAAACAGATGCGCCAATTAGTGAATGGAAAGCACCAAACCCCGGCGGCGCAGAAACATTTGCAATAAAGCACGACTTCTCAAAACACGGCGTTGATTTTGTAGAGGTTACCCCACGTTCTGAAGGATGGATGGCAGACGCAAACACATCTGGAGTAATAAACGTTAGAACGGGCGGGCTTGGTGACGATTGGGACTTTGTTATATCACATGAAGCGGGACACCAACTTGCAAACAGTTCGCCGGAACTGCAACGTATAATAATGGAAAACCCCGGAAACGTGTTGGGACGATACAATACAAGGGTTATGGCGTTTGAAGGCGTATACGGAGAGTATAATCCGGAAGAAGCGTTTGCAACGTCTGTTAGTGTATTTGTAAGGCAACCGGAAGCAATGGCAAAGCGTTACCCGGAAACATATAAAGCAATAGAAAACCTATTTAATACATCACCTTCGGCAAGGGAGTATGTAGAAAAAGTAAGAAGCGCATACAGAGAGAGGTTTTTCAAATGATTCGTGCGGTTCAAAACATAGACGATAATATAACGCTTTATTTTGATGCGCAAACGCCATATGAAGCAATGACAAAACTTGTTTATTATTTGAACGTAATTGATGGACGGAACGGGAAGAACATTACAATCAACAAAACGGAATCGAATAGGTTTTTATATGTGATTTTCAAAGGGAAAACATATTCCACGAAAATGGATTAAACAATAATAAACAAGAGCATAGAAGGCATTTGGGATTTATGAAAGGGGGGATTGGTATGGGATGCACACATGACAGAATCAAAAGCGTGAACTGCCACATTTTCTGCGATATTTGCGGTGCAGAACTGCCCGAAGAGTATCTGACAAGGAAAACCTACACCGGGGAGCAGGAACAGCCCGCAAAGGCGCAGGAAACGCCGAAAAAGACCACACGCAAGCGCAAGGAGTAAAGCGCACGGGTTGCAACGCATTTATAGCGCATTGGCGTAGCGGGAGCGCACCCGGCTTTGACCCGGGAGGTATAGGTTCGACCCCTATATGCGCCGCTTTGCGTTGCAACCATCTTGCGAATAACTTGCGAAAAACGCGAATAAATCGCAAGATAAATGCGTTTTAACACGTAGATTTGCACAAAACGTGCAGATTATTGAATTAAAACGCACAAATAAACATTTTCAGATGAAATAGGCAATGTGCAACAAACGCACGTTGCCTTTTTTCATACCATCATGCCCGCCGGGGCGTTAAACACGGAGAGCGGTCAATCTCCAATGACCGTAAAAAGGGGGAGCAAAACATGGCGGGTATTTTTACACGCAAGGCGTTGACCGACATTCTGAACAACGGTGACTTGACCCCGGAAGAGCGTGCCGACAGCATTTTTAGCCTGTACGGGCGTGCGCTTGATGACGGATACGTTACCAAAGGGGCGGCACAGGCGGCACAGGATGCGGCAATCAAGACAGCGCAAGAAGCATGGGCAAAAGAGCAAAAGCCCGTAAATGTCAAAGAAACGCCCGAATACAAGGAACTGTTGGGGCAGTTTGACGGGTACAAGACCAAGCAGACCGCAAGGACAAGTGCGGAATATGCGGATGTAAAGCCCAAATTCTTTGACAGGGTTTATGACCTTATTGACCGTGCGGACGGGGCGAAACCCGTGGCAGAACAGCTTGCCGATTTGCGGAAAGATTATGAGGAATACTTCACCGCAAAGGCAGACCCCGCACCAAAGCCGCAGTTCGGTGCAAAGCCAGAAGGCAGTATGCCCAAAGGCGAAGAAGGGGCAGTTGCGGCATTTCAAAATGCTTGGGGCTTTGTCCCGGCGAAGAAATAACGAAAGGAATGAAACAAAATGGCTAATCTGAATTATGCCGTACAGTACGGCAGAGCGATTCAAACCGCTTATCCCTATCTGTCTTATTATGCTGACCTGTGGAATCAAGGCGAATCCTACCGTTTCCGTCCGCTGAACGGCAAAACGGTTATGATTCCGATTGTGACCACCTCCGGCGCACGGGCGGCGAACCGTGACAGCATTGACGGTTCTTTCTCCCGCAATTTTGACATTGATTGGCAAGCAATGACGCTGACGATGGACAGAGAGTGGGACACCCTTGTTGACCCGCTCGATGTGGTTGAAACCAACGAAGTTGCGACCATTGCCAATGTCACCCGTGTTTTCAACGAACAGCACAAAATCCCGGAACAGGATGCCTACATGAGCATGAAACTTGCCGGGTTTGCGGGTGCGCACGGCGGCACATCCACCGAAAGCCTTACTTCTGCCACCATCCTTGCGGAGTGGGACAAGGCACTTGAGTACATGACCAATCAGCGTGTCAACCGTGACCGGGTGCGGTGCAAGATCACCCCCGCCGCTTATAAACTGCTGAAACAGGCAACCGGGATGACCCGCTTTATTGAGGTGACCAACGGCATCCGTGACGTTGACCGGAACATTGCCCGTCTTGACGGCGTTGAAATCATGGAAGTTCCGGCTGACATGATGAAGACCGCCTACATCTTCACCAATGGTTGGGCAATTGACAACAGCAATGCACAGCAGATCAATTTTGTTCTGTATGACCCGGACGCTATTGCCGCCCCCATCGTTTATGATGTGGCAATGATGTCCCCCGGTTCTGCGCAGACCAAAGGCAAGGACATTTACTACGAGCGGTATTATTACGATGTGTTCATGCTTGCACAGCGTGGTGCGGGCGTGTATGCGCATCTTGGAGCCGCTCCGTCCCTTGGTTCTCTGACCATCACTTCCGTTGCGGGTACGGGTGCGGCGGGTGACACCGTTGTGACCGCCGCCGGAAACGGCATTTTCGGTACTGGTGAAGTTGCGGAAGGTCTTGCGCTGAAGTATAGCGTCAATGATGCGGCTGTCACGCTGACTTATGGTGCTGTGCCGGATGCAACCAAAACTTGGGTTGACATGAGTGCGAACCCGCTGACCATTGCAAGCATGACCGCCGGGAAGTATATCACCGTTGCCCTTGTCAACAAGCAGACCGGGTTCTGCGTGAGCGGCGGCAATACTACCCTTGTGGTGAAAGCGTAACGGGGTGAAAGCATGGGCGTTGTAACTTTTGAATTTTATTCAAATGTTTACGGGGGAACGGATGCCGATGCGCAAACGTTCCCCGCCCTTTGCGCCCGTGCGTCTGATATTATCGGTGCGGTCACGCATTGGGCAGACGAAGCAACCATTGCAAAGCTTCCAGCATTGTACCAAAACCTTTACAAAAAGGCGGTGTGCGCACAGGTTGATTTCCTTGCGATAAACGGCACAGATTCCGTAAACGAAACCGCTTCGGCGGGCTTTACCGTTGGAAAAGTGACCGTACACGGCAAGGCAAGCGCAAGCGGCGGCGGCAAGCTTTCCGAAAGCATTTCCCCGCTTGCAATCGGATACCTTGAGCAAACCGGGTTGATGAACCCGCAAGTGCCAACCTTGGAAGGTTGGTGGTAAAGCAATGCTGAAACCTATCCCGTCAAAGATTTTGAGAAGTGCCGCAACCGTCAAAGTGTGTTCCGGTGTGGACAGGTATCAGAATCAGATATACACGCAATACACGGTCAAGCGGGTACACCTGCAACCAACCAACGAAATCCGCAAAACGCAGAGCAATACGGATTGCGTGCTAAGGTCAATCCTGTTTGTTGATGCACGCATTAGCACCCCCGCCCTTGATTGGTGCGCCCTGTTTGATTCGGCGCACAAACTTGCTGGGGATATGCGGGTTGTTGTGCGTGGCGTGGAATATACCGTCTTTTCGGTTGATGCGTTGCGGGATGACACGGACAACCTACATCATTACGAAGTGGGGTTGGTTTGATGGCGGTACGCATTGAGATCAACGAAAACAGCATAAAAGCCAAAATTGACAACACTTGGCAAAACGGGCGTGAAATGCTGTGTTCCCAAATTCTCCGGGATTGCAATATGTATTGCAAAGAGGACACCGGGATGCTGATTATGTCTTCGTACATACACAGCAGGTTGAAAGAAGGGCTGTTGATATGGCAAACGCCATATGCGGCACGGCAGTATTACGAAATCCCCACAGCGTACAAGGATGTAAACCCGAACGCAAGTTGGCGTTGGTGTGAGGTTGCGAAACAAAATCACCTTACCGAATGGGGCAGACAAGCGCAAGCTATAACGAGGTTGTACAGATGACAAGCAAAATAAATGCCGCCGTTGAAGCGGTCATGGATTTAATTGACGGCATGGACAATTTTGCGTCAATTACAAGGGGCGCACTTGGTACGGGTGACGGTTTGGCGTGCGAAATTGCGCCGTCAACGCCGCTTGAAGTGTACTATGACAAGAACGCCTTTATCCCGCTGACGCTTG